GTGGTAAGTATCGCTCAGAAAATAATAAAAAATGAATGGGTAAGGGTGAAGTCTATGAGCTGATTATTTAGATGGTTTGCTGATGTGATCAGAGCGACATTTCTACCTGAGTCTCTCGCTGCCAAATTGGAGCGCTGTTGTGCGACTCGATCCGGTCGGCGATGACGTTGGCGCGCTGGCCGGCGGTGGGCGGGGCATACATGCCGAAGCGGCTGATGCTCCCGCCATTCACCGTGGCGTTCGTTGAGTCGGCTGAGGTGAGGGGCAGCGATTGAAATATCTCAGGGTTAAGCATTCGGAGACCGTGAAGCCTGCAAGCTGGCCGCCCGTGATCATCACAAATGGCATCCATCGCCGCGCCGATGCGCTTCCACCATGGGTTGGTTCCGGGGCTTGACCACTGACCGGAGCTACCAATAGCCACGGTCTGCCAGCCAGCGGCAAGTCGCTGAAGTCGCTCCAGCGATTCATGCAAGTGCCAGACTGGCACGCCGCGGAACTCCTTGGGCCAGGCCTCGAGCAAAGCATCGTTCGCAGTCTCGTTGCCGTCGATCACGTCCGGAATCAGCGCCCAGTCGAAGCCGGGGTGACGGTGCCATTGCTCAACCCAGCGGGTGTAGCCGTCAACATCCAGCTTGTTGCCTTTGGTCCAGGCTGAAAACGCGCCGTTGTCGAAGACAAATGACTGGCAGACGTCGGCGACAATGCCCATGTCGTCCTGGCGCGGAAAGGGCACCAAGGCATGGCGCCCGGCAAGAAAGCGGGCACCGTCCTGTCGGGTGCCGCCGACCGGGGTTCCGTGGTACGCGATCATTCAGGCAGCCTTATCGATTCGATTTCGATGCCCTGGTGGGTACCAGTGAGTATAAGGTGCCCACCAAGCGCTTCCTGTAGCTGATCGGCGATCTGCTCTTGGATCCCGACCTTGATCAGCGCCGTCGCCGCCTTGATGTGCTCGACCCAGATCATGCAGAGACTGCGTATTTCGAGTTGATAAACGATCAAGTCCCCGTCGTTTGGGCAGGTGGCTGCGAACGTGTGCCGGTAAATATTCATAGGGGATCCTCGCCGGCTGGCGTGATTCGTTGAAGTGGGGTATTTGTGTTCGGCCCGGCATGGGGCCTGATCAAGGAGATTTCCGTGGACTGCGCACAAGTAGCAAATGTCGCGTCGCTTATCGTTGGACTGGCTTCCGCAGGATTCTGGGTGATTGCCGCAATCGTAAAAGCACCTGTGCCGCCAGAGTTCAAGGGCATGCCAGACGGTGACTATTGGAAGTGCGCCGTAATTGACGGTGGCGAGCTTTTTGGAACACTTCGCTTACAGTCCAGGTGGAATAGCAGAGCAGCATTTGCAGCGGCGGCGACGGTCTTGCTCCAGATTGCAGCCAACATGCTGAGTGCCTGAGTAGCCTTAGGCGCGTCGGACTTTGAAGCGGAGCATTGCATTGATGCTGTGGCAGTAGTCTTGAAGTCGCTCATAGGCCTTGTACTTGGCCTGACCTCGAGTAGCTGCCCACACCCTCACCAAGTCTTCTCGAGCCTCTCGATTCCAGTTGAGATCATCCCAATCATGGTTGAACGGTAGGACCAGCCATTCTTTGAGTGGCAGCGTCTCGGCCATCTCGCCGTACTGAATTTCATGGGTCGGGTGATAGTTGCCGATCCGCTTCTTCGGGTCTTCGTCCAGCACCACGCCGATGTAGTGACCACGGTCGGCCAAGATGACACCGGGTTTTCCGTAGGCGATGACACGGCGACCAACTTCGGCGGGTACCTGATAGTGCTGCCGGACGTATGCGCAGTTGTGGCTCATGGTGCTCTCCAATGTAGGTGCCATCCTTAGCAGAGTTCGGCATGGTGGCAATTTGCTTGTTTTAACGATACATTTCGCCCTGCCGATGGGGGCGAACAGGGCGGAAAATTAAATGGATAAAATCCTTCTTACAGCGTTTCTCACTGCGCTCGCCGGTTTTATTACAGCGGCGTTGAGTATCGTTAAATTAGTTAACGAAAAAGAAAGTAAGACGACCGAGTACCGTCAAGCATGGACTGATTCAGTCAGAGGTGCGCTGGCTGAGTTGATTGCGAAAATCAACTCTCAGGCATCATCGGTGGTTGGTGCTAGGAAGTTAGGCTTGCAGCTAGAAAAAATTGTCAAAGATGTACAGAACGCGAGCGAGTTTGAGAAAGAGCTCAAAAGAGACACTGCGGAATTTTTTCGTAAAGCGTTCAAAGATGGTTTGGATAATGCAAATTCCCTCAATCAGGAAATTCACCATGCTTACGCCAAGGTTCGCTTACATTTCAAGCCTGATGATTTAAGTTTCAATCGTGTCGAAAATAAATTCGAGTACTGCATGTCTAAAATTGCTGATCTTAAGGTGGAGCGGGACGTGGAAAAACTCCAAGCATTAAAGGAACAAATTCATAGCGCGGCTAATGAAATTACAGCGTTTTCGCGAAGCATACTTAAGGCCGAGTGGGAGACAGTTAAGCTTGGCGAGCCAGCTTATAAGCGAACCAAAAAATGGTCGATTTGGATTTGTGTTGTCATGCTTTTTGTTTTGCTGACCATTGGTGTTCACGCAGTAATCTCTTATGGAAAAGCTAGTAGTTCGGCAGTCTCATCTCTGTCGACTACTGCCGCGCAGGACGCTTCTTCCCATCCCTAATATGAGATACGTACAACGTTCAAATGCTCACGAGACATTTGGGGGGGGGGCCGTGTTCGCTTAGGTTTAGCAATCAGCGTGAGGAATTCGGGCGGCTTCACGCTGATAGGCCGGCTTTAATTTCCGCGACACGTTTTCGGGTATTACGTATTCGTGTCGCGGCGGTGGTTCGAGAAGTGGAAGAGCGCCGTCCGGGCCAAGGCCGTGCAGGTGGTGAATCATCAGCGTGATCGCCTCCCCGCGTTCCTTCCTCTTCGCCGAGGCTTTCGCTGAGCGATCCGCATTGCTCTTGGCCATTGCCTGCCTCTTCAATTCCGTGGGCCGGTACATCCAGCCATGTCTGTCCTAGGCGCTGGTGTGATGCATCTAGGTGCCACCCCGCGACCTGATGCGATAGAGGAAAAGTGCGGGTTTCTGCGGCTGGTCTACTCTTGATCTTCAATATCCACGCCGGTTTCGGCGAACCAATTGGCTCAGCTCACTACTCGAAAGGACTCATATGAAACTAAATATTTTTGCCCTTTGCCTGCTCGCGGGTTTGGTTGGTTGCACAACCGCTGGACCATATGTCACCAACATCTCAAGTGATGGGCGTAATGGTCTGAACATTGAGAAGTGCGCTGTGAAGATGAATGCTTTCATGGGGACTGTTAGCACCACTGAATGTACGAGCCAAAACCTGCAGCTCAGCCGAGGCAACTGATTGCAGTTATGACGTTCATGGAGCGAAATGTTCATCACCTGGATCACGCTTCAGCTCCGCGATGCTTTCATTCCGAAACATCCGCGCCACGTGTTCGCTTATCTGTACTTTGTGGCGCGGACTTTCCATCGCTTGGAATGACAACGTCGGACCGAGCGCATGAGCGTTCAAAATCAGGTTCTGCATCGCCTCGCTCATTTCCGTTATGCCGTTCCAGGCCATAAGTTCATCAAGCTTCTGCCGGGTACCGAGCCTGACCCTGTGCCGCAACTCCTTCTCGTCGTACTCGACTCGTTTCTCGGCAGCTTTCGCCGATCGTTCCCGCCCACTCTTGGCCATGATCAACCTCTTCGATGCTGCTGGCCGGCAATGCCAACCATGTCGGTCGGCGCCTTGCGCTAACCAATTTATTGATTCGTCTCATGCTGCTTTCTGCTGACTCCAGACGCCCACGGCGTCGAACACGCGGGCCGCTTGCTCTTCAGTAAGCGAGACCTCGGCGGGGATCGCGATCCAGCCCGACGCGACTCGATGATTCGGGTTGCTCTCCGCAACCAGGTCCGTGTAGGTTTCCTCGATCACGTCTTCGAGGTGCGCGGCCAGATAGTTGCCCTGGGGCGCAACCTCGACGGATTTTGAGTAGCGGTGCCCGCGTTGATCGCGGCACTGGACGCTGAGGTAGATCGTCCAGCGGTGGGCAAAGTCGCAGACTGCATCGGCGATGCGCTGGCCGGGCGGGATGTTTTTGCAGCTCTTCCAGTTGATCATGCCCTGGCGTCCACTCGGATCGATGTTCACCACTGCGACGTGGTTGGTGCTGAGCAGCGCCCGGCATGACCGTTCAATCCGGGCGCGCATGTTGTTGGGCTTGCGCACTTTCATAGTGAGTCCGCCAATTTGCGAAGGGCCTGGCGCTCTGCCAAATTCAAGCGCTTGGGTTTGCGCTTGAGGACGGTTTCGGGATCGATCTTCGTCGAGCGCTCAGCAGGCGGTGGATTGATTTGCGCGGGCTCCGACCTGGAGAATCGCCCGCCGGCAGCAATGTGCTGTTCGACTTGGCGGGAAAGCTCCTGAGCCTTCTCGCGCCGAAACTCGATGTCATATTCGAGGTTGCTGATCATGATCAAGCTCCTAAGCGATGGGCTTGCGCCCGAGCTTTGTCCGCGACTTCATCAACCATGCGATTCAGTTCCAGGTTGAATTGGACAAGCTCCCTATGCAGGTTGGCAATGTAGTCTTCATCGCGATAAATCGTCTCGATGTAGAGCTGACACTCTTCATCCTGGCGCGAATCGAAGGACAGAAAGTCCCACCATTGGCGCCCGGTAACGAACATGCAGCCCTGGACCTGCGGCATGTGTTCCTCGGGCATGCCTTCGAGCCAAGTTCTGACGTGTATCGCCTCGTTGAATGGGCACTTTGACTCGGTGCCCCCGTCATCGTTGATCAGTCCATCCGGTGAACAGCCAAGCCAGTCGTACTTCGGGTGGACGATGAACTCCGACGGTACGACGATGTTGCCCGTCAACATTTCGTAGGCGTCCTGGGCCTTCTGTTCTTCGGTGTGACCCCACTTCAAGGAAGCGCTGCTGACGTTGTGCTTGGACTTCTTTGCCAGCCGCTCGAAGCACAGCTCGCGCATGTAGGAAGTACGCGCGCCCATTGGCTCGCGTTTCCCATTTTTGTCTGGCTTTCCCCAGGCCATCACGTCCTTGAAACGGCTGGCAGTTATTCGACCGGATCGGTCGGCATGCCATTTTTCTGTGCCCTGAAGTTCCGCTCTCACTACGCTGCCTCCTCGGCCTGACTCAGGTCGTTGTGGGCGCCGGTCATGTCGGTAAAGTCGGCATCAACAGTTGCCGCCATGCTCTTGAGCGCTTCGTGACACTCCAGGCCGATCGCAGCGCGCTGCTTAGGCTTGAGTTCTGCCCAGGCTGCTGCATAGGCATCGATGTCCTGGCGCTTCGCGACAACGAGAAGGTCTGCGAATACACCGTCGATTTCCGGCGACGGCGATTTCGGGCCGAACGACACGCCGGCAGCAGCGGCAGTGCTCTCAGTCTGCCTGGCGGGCGTGATGTCGATCTCACCGCCATACGAGTCTTCGAATTCGTCGGGTGTGTAGACGCCGAGGATCACGTCCGGGCAGAACAGCCGCGCCCATTTTTTAGTGACTAGGTAGGCAATCTGCTGCTTGGGGTCTTCCGCCCAAAGCGTCGAGTTTCGGGTGCGGACCTGGGTAAGCAGAAGTTCGAGAACGCGCGGCTCGTTTTCCCCCTTGAAGGTTGCCCAAACCCTAATCCCGAGACCTTTCTCGTCGTCAAAGCTCCAGGCAGGGACGCGGTATTTTTTGAATTCCCCCGTGTCATCGTCCTTCTTCGTTTTGCTGGTGACCTCGCGCATCTTCCCGATGACGTTTTCCCAGTTGCCGAACCACTCGAAGTTCAGGCGACCTTTGACAGGTGCCTTAGTGGTAATCACTGCATTGACTAGCTGCGCCTCATAGCTCAGTGCACCGCCGTTGACGATGAACGTCTTTTGCGCCACGGCAAATGGGTTCATCTGCCATTGCATCGCCTGTAGCACCACCGCCATGCAGTCGGCCTGGTTGCCCTTTAGATGCTTGGGGACCGTTGTAGCGCCCTTCGACATCATCAATGCGAGATCGCTCATCGACTTCATGGTGCCTGGGTCAAGAATGAGCGCTGCCGCGTTGTGCGATGGGTCGTGATAGGTGGCAAGGCCAGTTGGTGCTTGGGTATCTGAGTCGGTCATTGCGCTCTCCGTGGCCGACATGGAGTCAGTCGGCCTGCAGATGGAAAGGGTGGTTAGAAGCGGATGGCGCGGAGCCAGGCGCGGGCGGTGTCGAGGTCCACATCAAAACCCAGGGCAACGACCTCGACGATGTCGTCCACCGGTGGTGCGGACGTGGTCACGTCGTCGGAATCGGGGGCGGGCGCGATGATTGGGGCGATTTCGACTTTTTCGGCCACTACGGGCGCCACGGTGTCAGCCACTGGAACAGGTGCGGCAGCTTGGGCGCGCAGACGGGCTAGCTCTTCCTGGTCACGCTGATACTGCGCGTCACGTTCGCGCTGCAGGCGCTGTTGTTCTTCCTGCTGCTCACGCTGTTGGCGTTGCTGTGCTTCCATGTCTCGGCGCTGCTGGTCCAGCTCGTCCTGTTGTTGCTTCAAGCGCTTGCGGTCTTCCTCGGCGCGTTGCTTGCGCAGCTCCTCCGCTTCAGCATCAGCGATGCGTTGCTTTTCGCGCAGCTCATCCAGTTCCTTTTGCTGGGCGGCAAGCTTGGCGGCAGCTTCTTCGCGATCAATGGCAGCCTTGTGCAGCGTTTCAAGCTGCTCGATGGCGTTGTCGCGAGCGATGGTGCCCTCAGCCTCGAACCCTGCATATTCCTCGGGCAGGATCACCGACTCCTTGACGTTTTGCAGGACATTTGCGACGTCAGCAGCGCCGCGGCTTGCATATGCAGCAGCGACTGAACTGAAGCGGGTAATCTTTGCCCGGATGGCTTCGACGCGCTCAGCTTCGAGGCGCTCACGCTCGGCTTTGGCGTCAGCGACGCGCTTTTCTTCGGATTTGATTGCTTCGTCGACAGGCGCTTCGATCGCCAGCACACGATCCTTCAGCGCCTCGCCGAATTCCTTCACTTGGTTGACGCGAGCCTGGGCGTCTTTAACGGCCTGCTGATAAGGCACCAGCGCCGTTTTGGTGGTGTTGGCCAGGGCATAACGGACATCGCGAATATCAACGCGAACTTCCTTGGCATTGGCCAACCCCTCACTGGTCGAGCAGTCGACAACTAGGTTCGCGTAAGTCGTTTCGAGACGAACGATCTGCTCTTCGTGTGGCCGATATTCGGCAATGTCGGTGACCGCTGCTGCAGGCGATACACTCTTGGATTCTTGTGTCTCGTTAGTTTCGTTCATTTCGAGCGATTCTTGTACGAGGGCTTGTGCAGTATTTTTCGACATGACTATTCCTTGCCGCGTTGTGTGCGGCTTTCAAATGCTTGGCTTAAGAAGTGACGCGATCGGCGAGGGCGCCGAGCAGCATCAGAAATGTGAAGAAGGAGATGGCGGAGAAGGAGCCTCGCCAGATCAGCACGCGGCGCTCCCACTGGCGACTGGTCACCGGAACACCCGGTAGGTGGTCGAGTGCGGCAACTGGCAGATGCTGGTGGATTCCCGTACGGCGTTATAGGCGGCAACCGCGGCAACGAGAACAGCGACGAGCGCCCAGTAGGTTAGCTTCATGGTCGAGGCCTCACAGTGATCCGTCCGGCCTTGATCGCCGCAACCAGTTTCGGAGGCAGAGCAGCCACAGGCAACTCACGGGGAATACCCGCGCCGATCACAGCCAGGCTGCGTTCGATTTCGTCGAGCTGCTCATCGATCAGGTTTTTCACTGGTGACGTAGTCATGCGGCTGCTCCCTGCTTATTCGATGTGTTGAAAGTTGCGTAGATCTGGTCGATTCGCGCCCGGTAGTTCCGCTGCTCTTCGTCGCTGATTGCGCGAAGCAAGAAAGCGAGGGTGATTACTGATGTCGCAGCCGCGCTGGCATTAGGCTTGCCGAGGTCCCGAACCAGGTTCTCGATCTCACCCTCGATCCAGGTAACAGCTGTCTGGTGGTCGCGCTGTCCAATGCTCATGCGGATCCTCCATTGGGTGGGCAGACCATTTCCATTTTCGCCATGGCGAGACCGATTCGTCGCTTGAGGCTTTTGCGCTCTTCCAGCAAGCGCGCTTCCTGAGCGATCAGCACTTGGGTGCGAATCTGCTCGGCAGCTTCGTAGTCGTGGAACTCTTCAGGTCGCGATTTCTTCTCGCGCCCCCAAGCGTCGTAGCGCCTATCCCAATCACGGGCCTGTGCGCTGTCTGCATAGCTGGTTGCCATGGTCGCCTCCAGAGTGGCGGGGTTATGTAGCTCGGCCGTGGTTCGGGTGAAAGCCGTGCTTAAGCTCTGCAGACTTTCTCGCCGCCGCAGCTTCAAGGAGTGACTTGAATTGCCCAAGGCGTAGGAGTTCTGCGTTAACGCCGATGGTTGCTCGATAGGTTGAAGAGTCTTTGAGGAAATAAACGCCGTGCAGTCCGCTCCGATTTAGGTGCTGAAGCCTGGCGTTTCGATTGTTTTCGGTGATCGTGACGAGCCGAAGATTTTCGATTTGGTTGTCTGATCTATCGCCGTTGATATGGTCGACGCTCTTTCCCTCAGGGATTGCGCCGTGATGGAGGCACCAGATAACGCGATGGACGTAGTACTGAACTCTGAACTTGTTGACGATCCGGTAGCCATCAGGTCGAAGGCTGCCGGACTCTTTGCCCTTGTTGAAACCGCCTGACCATTGAAGTTGGCCGTTGGCGTAGGTGAAGTATTGAGCGAGTTGGTGTTCTTTCAGGCGCATACGCTCTCCTGCCGCGAGGCTGAATGCGTTTGTCGGGAAGGATGCCCAGGCCCGCTACTGGCGTCGGCCTGGGTTTGCAGCGTCAAGTTGTCCTGATGCGATGGGGTGGCCTACCGGTTGCCCGGCCGATGCGCGGTGACATCGACGACACAAGTGTCCGCTGCCTGTATGGGTGTTGGGTGCAGCCTTCAGGCTTTCTGCGCCACGCGGGTGAATCGTTGACCTACTTCATGGTTGTCGCTCCTATCGTTCGCTCACTGTGCAGGCAGTGGCCACCTGTGATTTCCCGTCTGGCCCTGTCGCCAAGGCCAGCCGGTGAAATCAGGTCATCAGGTTGTTATCGCGGCAGAACTGAATTTCTGCCTCGTATCCAGCGCGTTGCAGAACTTGGTTCCCATTCGGATCAACGACTGTTCTGTGATGCCCCTGTCCGCTCCGGCGAGGCTCGCGCTCAACCTTGTAGCCGTGCCTTGAAAAGCAGCCGTTTGGGCTGTTTGGATCTGGTGTCATTTCGCTGCTCCGGTTGTTTTCCCAATGCACCCGTCACCAGGTGCATCAGGAAAAGGTCCGTCATGCAGCCGCCAGATCGCGCCGCTCCAGCTCTTCGAGGATTGCGGCTTGCGCAA